TGTCAAAAGAACTTCACCGTTGGTGTCTCCGTTTTTCAACGTGAAGGCACCAGTGGCCGCCGCATAAATAACGACCTGACGCAAACGAGAACGAGAGGGACCAACGACCGCAGCCGTCGTCCCTTGAACCCAATTATATGCGGTTACTGGACCAGCCATGTCTTACTCCTTATGAAAGAGCTGACGTGTCAACAGCAACCCATGCAGTACCGTTACTAACAACAAGTGCAAACTCATCGTTACCCGCGCCATTGTCAGTGATGACATACAAAGCGCCTGTGTTGTCTGCTGCTGCAGGAAGAGAAGCTGTGACAGTTGAAGTCAGGGTAATTACACCCGCGACGTTACCTGTTACTGCGCCGACAAAACCGCCAGTTGAAGTGACTGGACCTGAGAAAGTAGTTGAAGCCATGTGTCTTTACCTCTTGCACAAGGTTTCGCTTGTTAGTCTGTGCAACGTCAGGGGGAATGTCCTGTCTAACAAGCTACTGTGATTCCCTATGTGAAGTATACATATAAAAAAGAGGGGCGCATAGCGCCCCTAAGTCATCTAGGAAGTAACCGTTGAGAGGGAATACTCAACAGCTCTATAAAACCATAATAAAAAAGGGGGCACAAGGCCCCCTCTTCGTTGTAGTTTTTAAACTACTTATGCGGCACCAGGCGAACCGAATACAGCGCGTGGATCCGAGAATCCGAAGCTGTAACGCTCACGCGCCTTGAAGCGCATGTTACCTGTGTCGAAGTCCGCTTCCATGTTAGTAGACAGCGGAGTACGCTCGAAGTGGACGAATCCACGAGGTGCGTCTGTCATTACGAAGAACGCATCTGGATCTGTCAGGAAGTCGTTGACAGCATAGCCGTCAGGCAACATACCCATAGAACGCAAAGCGTTAACATCGTTGTCTGCAGTACCAACACGGAGGTTAGATACCATCAAACGCTCTGCTACGAACTGAAGCTGACGTGGAATGATCAACTTAGTACCGCGCAGTGCAACCTTGAGACCACGCTCATCGACGAAACCAGCGATGCTGATCAATGCGTCTTCGAGTGAAGTTTCGTTAAGGTCGGCAGCAGTTGTAGGCTCGTTGGCGAATGAACCGCCAGAAGTCAGTGGGTGGTCAGTCGCACAAAGCGCCTTACCGTCGCCACCAGCATTAGCACCTGCAGTGAACGCGTTGTTCAATACAGAAGCGGCCTTGACCTGCTTGCTGTGAGCCATTGAACGAGCAAGAGCACGAGTGTAGCGTGAAGAAAGACGATCATACAGATTGTCTTCTACTGCTTCTTCAGTGATCGAGAATGCTAGTGCAACAGTCTCATGGTTGTAACGAGCTGTATAAGCTTCTTGTGCATCGTCATACGATACTCCAGAACCTTCACCCTTAGTAGGTGCAGCTCCGAAACCTGACAACATTACTTCTTCTTCAAACGCACGGTCTGAAGATTCAGTTGTGTAGATTTCTGAGTGTTGATTTTCGTACTTGGCGTACTCCATGCCGAAAAGGGCATTGAGTCCGGGCTCAAGTTCTTTCGCTAATTGTGCGCGAGAAATTGCCATTGTCTATATCCCCTTTACGATACAGTGCCTTCTGCATTATTAGAAAGCAGAGCATGGTTGTTGAACATAACGATCATACCAACGCCAGCCGCAGTGAAGTCCTGATTCTCAGGATCGTCGTAGATACCTACGACCTTCAATGGTAAGGATGGGTCAGTGTTGTCAATCGTATCCACGTCAAAAGCTGCTGCAGAAAGACCAGTAGTGGCCGATCCAGTAGTCGCTGTTGACATTGCTACGTTTTCAAAAATTGCTGCTTTCGCTGCTGCTTCTGTTACGAAGGTAGCGTCAGTAGAAATAATGAAACGCTGAACTGGGTTATCGTAGACGTGAGCCACGATATCAAAGTTAGTGTCTGCGCCAGAACCAGGCCAATAGTTTGACCATGTCTTCTTGCCAGTCACTGAAGAAACGTATTCACAGCCAGCAAATACACCAACGTGCTTATAAGTGTCCCCGGATACTGATCCAGTGATAGCAATAGTGCCATCATTGGTAGCAATGACCGGTGAACCCTGATAAATCGCACTGGCGTCTGACTTAATGAAATACGCATTTGTACCTGTGCTGTTGGGTGCCCCACCAGCTAGGTTGATCGGCTTGAGGCCGAACGCGCCATTTACATTTGCCATTTTTAGATCACCTCTAAAAGTTGATTACTCGGCGTCGTTTTTACGTCCGCCGAAACTTACACGACTTTGCCGACTTTGATTAATCGGCATTGAAGGGTGTTGTTCCTTCATCAGGTCCTGGTCAACAGCAATCATTTGTTCGCGGGTCCGGTTCCCGTAATACTCGGCTCTTTCCTGAGCTGTCTCCACAGGTATGCGGCATAACATCAGACCACCTTGGCCGATGACGCCAGCATGTTTGCCCTCTCCGACAACGGGGTAATCGTACTCTGGATACTCTTCAGCACGGACAGGTTCCCATCCTTCGCGTAACTTAGTGTGGACATTCATTGTGTCCTCTTCATTACGCATTGCTGTACGAATCCAGCGATGTACAAAGCCCTCGGGGGCAGGTGGTGCATCCAACCGACTTGGTGGTGCCCACGGTTTTCTGCGCTCTTCAGTTGAGCGATTCTTGGCTGCGCGTGGTGTGCGTGTGTTTGTTTCTGTCATGTCAGTCTCCTAGTCCTTAACGTATTTCGCGTATTCTTCAAGCGGGACACCAAGCTTCTTGGCGATAGCCACCTGAGACGGACTGAGCTTGACTTTCCTGCGCCCTGATTGTGGTTTTCGGGAAGCTGAAGTGTCAGCAGATGCGACCTGTCCACTTCTCCCTTTTTGACCGGCAAACTTATGCGGAAACTCCGTACGAATTTGTCGATCAATTTCATTGTAGTACTCATCAGAGGTAGGATCAAATCCTTCTTCTTCGACAAGCTTACGATGAATTCCAAATGCGGCATAAGTCATGACCTCGTCTTGACCAAACCACTCGTTCTTTGATGCCCAATCCTGTGCCCTTGGATCAGGTTCTGGAGCCCGCTCTTGTTGTACAGGTTGTTGTACAGGTGCAGCCTGCTGTTCTGGAGCACGTTGTACTTGCACACGTTCTTGCTGCTGTTTGGCAAGACGGTACCGCTCTTGCTCAATCGAAATCTTCGACAGCATTTCCTGAGCTTCCATCATCTTGTCCACATCGCCACGATCATGGGCATCGCGGTATGCTTGCTTGGCAAGATTTTGTTGGTTCTCTAACCGCTGACCGTATTCAGTTAAGTGTGCTTGCTGCGAACCCTGCACTTGAGTCTTTAGCTTTTCGTTTTCTGCACGAAGTTCTTTAGCTAGTCGTACAGCTTCTTCACGGTCGCGTTCTTCCTGACGGTATTTCTCCGTCAGCTTTTTGATACGCTTCTGGACATTCTTACTATAGTTTTCAAGTTCTTCCCCTGATTGCTCAGGTTCTGAGGTTTCTTGTTTGGCCTCTGCTTCTACAGTATCACCGGTATCGGTATCCGAACCTTCCTGCTCTGGCAGATCAATTTCTACCTCTTCAATTTCATTCTTTTCTTCTTCAGACATTCATCACATCTCCTGGTTCAAGAATCGTCGCAATGACTTCATCATCGTTAATTATCCGAATCTCACCGCCATCAATCTTGAAGCGGGAACCGGCATAGCGGCCAATACAAACCCATTCACCTTCTTTACACCAAGGATCACCGTCACCAAACTTGGACGGATCTTTATACGCCAAAGGCCCAACTTTAAGAACATAAGCAACAACAGTCGCCAATTGTTCCCGTTGCCGGATCTCATCTGGTATATAAATTCCACCGTCGGTGGTTGTTTTACCTTGATATGGCATCACAAGAAGACGCCAACCGGTTGGGTTTGGAAGTCTTTCTTTGAGTGATTTATCGAGGAGGGAGGGGTCTAGGACACGTTTCGACTCTTCAACGTAGGCGTTTTCGAGTGAAGGTCCGTCTTTCTTTTCTTCCTTTGCAGGTGCA